CCCCCCTGATGTCGGGACGAGGTAGTTCCATGGCATGGGGGGGGGTCAGACAGCTATTAATTCGTAACGAGCCCTGTCAATGAAGCCGGGAGTGTCTAAGCTTTGGCCCGCCGTCTCTATGTTGGATGAGACGTCGTCAGATTTTATACCAGGCGAGACTTCCGCAGTCACCGCCCCCTGTTGAAGGCATTTATATCCCCGCGCACGAAAGTGCTTGTCAGAGGCCTGTCTCTCACTCGCGATGTGACCCAGACAAGCATGACCTACCAATAAACCATATTGCGGGCTCAAAGAGCCCAGATAACCATAAACCAATGCCAAATGATGATAATGAAACCAGATACCGTAAGAAGCAAGGAACCTTCTCGATTTTTAGTCAAGATTTTCCAATTTTAATTTTTTTTTGTTTATTTATTTCTTTTATCCGAAGCATTGCAAAGCACCTGATACCGCTATAACGCGGTAAGGGTCAGGAGAAGAGCAAAGCCCCTTGCTATCGCAGTACCGTGGATTCTGGTTGGGTTGATTGGCATTATCCCAGACCACGGAAAAATCAACGCCCTGCCTTATGTGTGGGAAGTAGACCCTCACGGGCTTTGGTACATTGTCCCTGAAAACAAGACCACCTGCGACTGAATCCTGTTCCCTCAGCACCACCACAACGTCGCTAAACCAGGCTAGGCCCGCGACGGGATCACCAGATGCTGTAGATCGAGCAAACCTGAAAGGCACACTCAATTCACCCGACACAACATCAACGTGACCTTCCTCATCATGGTGTAGCTGGAGAACTCCAGACTCATCCACGGACAAAGGAGACAAACTCATCATCTGGCGCTTAGCACACGAAATGTGCATAGCGGAGCGAGCATTGGCAGCCATATTGTTGAAAAATGGCTAGATTTGCTGAACTTGTTGAGAAGTCCAGCAGAGAGTGTTTGTTTTGGATAAGTTTAGTTTATATTTTATTGAATACGTATAACGGTACTCAAGCCACGGTTACTTCTTATTATCC